AAGCCAGCATACTATGAAACTGTCATGGCAGAACTAGATGGATTGCTTGAAAAGTATAGAAACGAAAAGGCATTGCCAATTTATAGCTATAAGAGAAGGTTGTTTTAATACATGGCTGGTTTTAATTATAGAAATTTTGAAAAAGGATATGGCCGTGGTCGTGTCAGTATTCTGAACTTTGAAGTTGACGGCGTAGATAAACCAGAAATGATTCAGTTGACACCCAAGGAAATTGTTCTGGGTGAGAGTTTGATTACGCCTGGATTGCAGACTGTTATTACTTTCAATAATGCCATCTATGTGCCACCAGGCAAAGACTTCGATAAGTTCAAGAATAAGGAAATCAAATTCACATTGCAATGGGAAGGTGAGGATAATGCAAAATTGGAAGAAACAACTCTTAAAGTTGACAAGAATCACAAGATATACAGATTAGACAATAGACGCTTTCAGCCGATGAATACAGGCGGCACAGAAGAGTTCACAGTTCATGCCTGCGACGAAACACTATTAACAGATGCAAAGAAGCTTATCAGTAAATCGTGGAAATGCACCAAGCCTTCTGAGATTGTCGAAAAGGTTCTTGATGAAATTAAGGCAAACAATAAGAAGGTCGAGAAGGCTGGACCTGCCCGAGATTACATTGCAGAGAACATTCATCCTTTTCAGGTTATCGCACAACAATCTAACGTTGCATTATCCGAGAAAGATAATGATCCATCCTTTGTTCACTTCATGACATATGATGACGGTGGCAATGGACCCACACATCATTTCGAATCATTAAAAGAAATGTGTTCACAAGATTCAATACATACATTTGAATATTCCGACTCTGGTCTGGGCGACAAAGACAGTGGCGCAGAAGGTCACTATGGTAATCCTAAGGCTGTTATGAGTTTCAGTTTTCCTTGTGATTTCGATCTATTATCTGATCTATTGAACGGTATCAACGAACAAGGTAAGCCTAGTAACTCAGGATCATTCTTTGATATGGCTCTCAAGATGATGAAAGGTGTAACAGAGGGTGGTTCAGGCACAGGTATTGGTGGAGAAGGATTCAATCCTAAGATGGCAGAATCTAATGCAGAATCATCCAAGAACAGAGATAGCTGTAATCTAGACGTTGAAACACATCTATTGAAAAGACAGGCTCGTATGGGTTTGTTGGAAAGAGATAAGATAGCTCTTAGATTAGTTGCATCATGGAATCCTAAACTTCATGCAGGTAAAGTCATCACCTTCAATTGGAAGAATAAGGGTTCGTCTGATAAAGACGTTTATGGTCATGGCGATTATTTGATATTGAGTATGACACATACAATTCGTTTTGGTGGTTTCTCGACCACTACAATTGATTGTGTATCAACAACGGTTGGTAAGGGAGAAGTGTAATCAATGGACTTTCATAGAAAAAAACGATATGTAGGTATGATTGTCGGCGGGCACGATGGTGATCCTGATCCGCAACAAACATCTAATCAGCGTGTCAAGGTTTTCGGTATTCATGGTCCTGATGTTAAAAAAGGAGACCTGGCGTTTTCTTATATGCAGCATTCGCCAACTCAAATGTCTCAGCAATCGTTCGGCGGAGCCATGGACCCAGGCACACTTGTATGGGTTGAAAAGGTTCCTGGTGAAAATCAGGTTACCATCGTAGGACAGGCAAACGATCTATATGGTAAAGAAGGTGGCGGCCAAGGTGGTAGCTCTGGTGGTGGACAGTCGCTTATTGAAGGCGACTTCATGGATGCCATCAAGACCGAATTAAATATTTTTGTGCCACCTGAAATTAAAGAAAAGACTGTTAAAGAGGCGACCGTTAAGGTGCCTAAGGAAAAAGGCAAGAAGCACAAACACGAATTGATGCAGGGAATGCCAACCCATGCGGCTTTGTTTCCTATGTCTGGATATAGATTGCCGCAAGTCAAGAAAGTTCCAACTGCTAAACAGTCATATCAAAATTTACCAACAAAAGACCTGTTAGGAAAACTACCTGGCGATCTAGGATCACTTAGTGGCCTTATGAAAGGTCTGATGGGTGGTATGGGTAAAGGTGGCGGAGGCGGCGGTGGCGGAGGCCAAGGCGGCGCCGCAGGACAAGGTTCTTCTACAAATTCACAGGCAGGTCAAGGCAGTTCTTCCAGCAGTTCAGAAACAAAAAACAATAATCCTCTAGAAACTGAAACTACAGATACGAACTCTGTAACCACACAAGAGGGTAATGCTACAACAACGGTCGAGACTGTTAAGAAGACCAAGAATAAAGTTAGTAGCACACATTACGATATTCACGATCCGAACTCTTATAGATTTGGTCGTGCATATGATCGTTATCTCGCTATTCATGCAAAGACACCAAAAGAAAGTTTGCCAAGCCGAGTAACTCTCGATACATCTGTTTCGTTTCTTGAAGACGAACAGGTTGATTATACTGGCAATGAAACAACATCAGAAGAAATAACTACAACAAACACCGAGCAAACATATCAGTCTGCAAACACAAAGATTGAGAATTTTACAGGAACATATTCGGAATATTTTGGTGCGAACTCAAACGTTACCAGAATGGACGTTATCTTTCACAATGTAGAGCCTCAGGTTGCAATTGCACTTGATAACCTATCTGTATTGTTACAAGGTGACGCAGAAGGTGATGGTCATTCATTGACTGCAGGTCGTGTGCATATGGAAACATGGCTCGACAATGCTACAGATTTGTTCTGTCAGTGTAAGAGCGTTACAGACATTATGGACTCTCTACATAGAATTACCCATGATGAAAGTTTGTTTGGGCACGATCAAATTGAAGCTGCAATTATTGAAGTAGAAACTGCATACGGTATGGCCAATACGGTTATTCATGCCAATGGAGATTTCGCTGTTGTTTACTCAGACGATCAGCTTGCAGAAATGGCCAATACAGAAGCTAGCATGTTGAGTTGGGAGTTCAGTCCTTCAAGTGCAGGTATGAATGCCAATACAGGTAATGCGAAGATTGAATATGCAAACAGCAAAACATCAAACGCTGGCTCTGGAGGAGGCGGTGGAGGAGGCGGAGGTGGAGCCGGTGCAATGGGCGCTCTCAGCCAGCTTGGAAACATGTTCGGCAAGTCTGCACCAACAATGCTCAATATGTTCAAGAGAATGAACAAAGACCATGATAAAGAATCTAAAGAATTGCATAAGAAGCTCAATGAAAGCGAAGATGCAAAGAACCTGTGGAAGCACGTAGAGAAAACACATGAAGGCGGTAACCCAGTTGACTTTGAATTGTTTAAGAAACTCACCGGCGGTGGAGGTATGTTATAATGGCTGATAATCAGAACAATACACAGGCGGAAGAAAGACAAGATAAAGACGTTGGTGTAAGCAGTGAGGATCGTAGCTCTCCTAAAGATGGCTATTGGAACGGTCTAAAAGATATTCGTGGTGAGAAAGGTGCAGGCGACTATCCTAATTACTGGTCGCATAAGACACGTTCTGGACATTCGTTTATCATGGATGATTCTGATGGTAAAGAAAGTGTAACCCTACAACATCGTAATGGTTCAACCATTCAGATGCTACCTAATGGTGCCATGCAGATTGTGGCTCACAATGGCCAATATAACATCATCTATGGTGAACAAAGAACAACTATTACAGGCGCACAGGATATCACAATCAAAGGTGATGCATCCGTGCGTGTCTATGGTCATATGGACACAACCATTCATGGCAATTATAATCTCACCGTGACTGGTGATTACAATTGCACTGCACGAAACAAGAATACACATGTGCGCGGTAACATAGACACTCAAGGTAAAAACCAGACAACTAAATTGGCTGGTAATAAGTCAACGACGGTTCACGGATCAAGAGCCGACGTTACTCGAAAGACGGCTTCATTCATATCTAATTCTGAATCATTACATCTAGGTGGTTCTACTGGTATGAACTCGGCGGTTAAAGAAGGTGATACTTCTGTGGCTGTGCAGAAAGGCAACTCGATGCACTCTAACGAGGATGGTGGATTTGATATGAAAGTCAAGAGTGCAATGAAGTTCCTATCGGAATCAGGTGCATTACATATGATTGCACAAGAAGCTGCCAATATTCTATCTAAGCAAGGCAATCTGAATATGAAGGCCGAATCAGGAGACTTCAATCAGCAGGCTGGTGGTGCAATGAATCAATCCTCTGGTGGTGATATGAAGATCACTGCGGGTGGTGCCACACACATGAAATCTACTGGTGGACATTTCCATGATGCAGATCATACAAAGATGCACGAAGGCGAGTCGCAGCCAGCAGACGAAGCAGAGAGTGCAATAATGGCACAGATCAAATCTCTGACTGGCTCTGGCGGTTCTAACTATCAGAAAGACATGGAACACGACCACTTTGCCGAAGGTAACGGACAAAACCTAAGTCCAGGTCCGGCCTAAATAATTAAAAGGAAAATACATTGGGACAGGCAAATAGACTTTTCGAACAAATAGCTCCAGAATATTCCGACTTGGACCTTGACTTTTTCAAGAATCCATTCACTAATGATGTGTCTAAAAAGGTCGGACCTGAAGCTATCAAGCGTTCTATTCGCAACCTGATCTTTACAAACTATTATGAAAGGCCGTTTCAGCCATATCTCGGTTCTCAAGTTACCAAGATGTTATTCGAGAACGCAACACCATTGACTGAAAACTTCCTTAAAGATGCTATCAGCGACTGTATAAATAATTTTGAACCAAGAGTTCAGTTAGATGATGTTATTGTTAACACCGACTGGGA